CATCTCCTTGACTTTCTCCTCTGAAAAAGTATTCGGATTGCACTCCAATAAAACCACTTGTTTCCCACTCAGCACTTGCAAAAGGCGAAAGTGACATAACAAAAAGTCCCAATATCATTAATTTATTCATATATTTTTTTCCTTGTATATAGTTATTTATAATAGTAAAGGGGCCAATCATGGCCCCAAATAGGATTACTTCTCAGTTACAAACTCATTAAGTTGTCTTGCAGTTTCGATAATCTCTTCACCAGTGATTTCTCTTAAAGGTAAAGGTTTTTTCTCATTAGGAAAGTTATCATTATGCGCATGTATCGCATCGATTTCTCTATGAAAGTTTCCTTCCAATATTCCTTGTGCTTGGTTTAATAAGTCGGCTCTGATTTCGAACCCTGATTTTGAATTACTCATATTTTTCTCCTGTGTGTGTATGTGTAAAGTATCCATTATTGAATACATGATTTTATTTATAACGCAAAAAAAGGGGCCTAAAATAGACCCCTTTTAAAACAAAGTTAATTAACTTATGATTTACACCATAATGTCGTCAACTCTGAAGATTCTGAAGTATTGGTTGCTTCTATCGGCTCCGATAGTACCATCAATAGCTACATAAGGGTTGGCAACCATGCCGTACCTTGTTTTGAATCCTATTCTTGGTTGGAAGTCATTCTCACCAACGGCTTTAACCATTGTTAATGGAACGTATGGGCAGTAGAATATTCCTGCGTCATATGGGTTTGTACCCCTGTAACCAACACAAACGAAGTCTACAGTTGAATAAGGATCTATGTAAACTTTAACTCTTCCATTTAATACACCAGCAAAAGTATTACCTGTGTCGTCAACGTTTAAGTTAGCTGATAGTGCAGGAGTATAATCCAACATTCCAGCAGCTGCAAGTGCAGAAGCAACATCTGAAGAACATAAGATAAAGTTACCTTTTCCTCTTCTTGTTTCTTTTGCGATTACATTACATTCTCTTTCAATCTGCATGATTAAGCCTTTAAATCTCTCAACCATCCATCTTCCGTCTGAATCAGTGTTTACATCAAAAATACCACTTACAGCAGTAGATGTTTGTAAAGCACCAATTTTAGCAGTCTTAAGAACTGAACGTACAACTTCTCTGTTGATTTCCGCAAGGATTTCAGCAGATAGGATATTTGCAAGTTCACCTTCAGCATCCAATCCGTGGATAGCTTTAAGATCTTGTGCAAGTTCCATTGTGTATTCAGCTTTTAAAGCTCTTGATTTAGCAGTTACAGTCGCTTTCTCGATTGTAAAAGCCATTTCGCCGTATGAACCATCACCTGATTCACCAACACCTAATCTCTCTGCAGCTGCAGTCGTTAGACCAGAACCGAAAGTAGATACAGTATCAGATTCATCAGCAATAGTTGCGTCAGTGTCAGCATCAGTTACACCAGAAAGACCTGTTGGGTCTGCTTGATGAGTTCCTGTTCCTGAGAAATCAGTATCAGCTTCATTAAAGAATGCTTCTGTTCCTGATTGTGTTGAGTATTTTGACTTCATTGCGAAGATAAGACCAGTTGGTCCACTCATTGGCTGAACGCCAGCGATATCATAAGCAATTAAGTTAGGCATAGCTCTTCTTACAAGAGAGATTAATACTGGGTCAAAAGTTCCGATGTTATTCGGAGCTGAACCTGAAATATTGTTAGCAGCTGCAGCCTCAGAAATGAAATTTCCTTGTGCTTGAGCTCTTTCTTCTTGTAGGGCAACCTCTTGGTTTTCTAATAGTCTAGCTGTTACAGCTTTTCTATATCTGTCTTGGATATCTGGAGCTGACTCGTGATCGAGAACAGGACCCCATTTTTCCATTAAGTTTTTGTCTGCGTTAAACATTTTATTTCCCTTAATTATTAAAGTTAGTTATAGCTTGTGTGTATTTAGACATAGACTCTGATACTGCTTCTTCTGAAACATTCTCTTCGCCTAATAAACTATCTACTTCATCAACTGATTCGTTAACTTCTTTAGTAAAGTATGATTCTTTAACAGTTTTAACTTTCATTTCAAAGTTATCTTTGTTATCAAATTCAATATCTTCAACTAATGATGCTAATTTCTCAGCGTCAGTTTGTGCAAGCCCTGATGATTGTTCTCTTACTACTTCCTGCTTTTCAAAGTTTTGAACTTTAGAATGTAATTCGATATTATCATCTGTGGTTTTGTTTAAAGCACTTTCTAGCTCAGTGACTGATTCGTTGAGTTCATCAACAAGGTCCACTTTACCTTCTGGTACTTCGATGTAGTGTTCTTTGAACACTGATTGTAATGAAGTCATAAAGTCTTCAGCAATTTCAGTCCTAAGACCATTACTTACTGCAACCTTATTATCTTCCATCCAAGATTCAACAACATAGTTAAGGTATGAATCTACCTTTTCTACTAATGATTCTTGAACTTCAGTAACTTCTTCTTCTAGATTTTGTGCATATTCGCTTTCCAATCTGTCGATTTCTGATGTTAACTTTGATGTTAACACAGCTTCGAAAATAGCTTGAGCTTTATCACGGAACCCATCAGAAAGAGTAGCCTCTTCATTGATAATGTTTTCTAAGTCTTCGTCAAAGTCAATTGCTTCCACTTTCGCTTTAGCTTTTGGGTCTGCTGCGTTTGGTACTTTTTTCATACCATCTTCAGCTGATTTGACGGATGCTTCTTCATCATCGCCGAGTGCCATTTTTGAGAACATCTTTTGCGCGTCCTCTTTTCTTGCTGCTTTGAGCATATCAACTGCTGCCTGAATAACTCCAGCCTTAGTTTTAGGGACAGAAACTTTAGGAGCAGATTCTTTTTGAACCTTTTCTTCTTTTTCTTTGTCGTCCTCTTCACTGTGCTCTTCGTCATCGTGCTTCTTCATGGCATTGACTTTGTCCTTGCCATAAGTTTCATTAACTTCCTCGTCTAAAATTTCTTCAATTTCTGACATGTCTGTCTCAACAGTATCAACTACTTCTTCAGCAACATTATTTATAGCGTCGTCTGACATAGTTTTCTCCTCTATGATTTTAGATTTAATTTAGAGAGGAAATTTTTAAAGGCCTTCATTTCTACCTCAGGGAGGTTTCCAACTTTTGCTTCTTTAATCTCAGTCTCAATTTCTTCAATATCTTGTTGTCTAATAATGCCGTTGTCCCATACCCATTCACAACCTTCCATAACTCCATTTACAAATGCACTTGGAGCACTAGGGTCCTGAACTATATCTATAGTGGAAAGCATAAAATCTTTCCCCACATAACTAGCACCATTCTTATTAACAAGACTTCCCATACCACGACTTGATACACCAAGCTTAACCCCACCTTCGAGTAGTCCTTCGACTATTTTTCCCATAGGTGTTTTAAGGATTGATGCCTTACCCACAATATCATTTCCTTCCCAGTGAAGGTCAGTGATTTTGTGCGAAACTTTATCAAGGTTTACTGTTGGTCCTTCTGGATGATTTAACTCTCCAACAGCTCTCCCTGTTTTAACTTGTTCGGTCACATATTTTTCTACAGCATTTTCCATAATGCTCTTTTCATATATACGACCATTTCTATTCTTTTGATTTGACTGCATGAAAACACCAGAGATAACATATGACTTTTCGCCACCTCTCTTTTGCTCTGCAATAACTTCTAAATCGTTTTCAACATATTCTGTTATTAATTTCATATTTACAGTCCTAATAGACGTTTTTGACCTTATTGGTCTTCGTCATTAATTTTTCTTTTACCAATTTCTGATGCAATATTTATTTTTTCTGCATCTAATGCACTGGTCATTTTAACAGCCATACTGGCGTTAAACTCTTTTTCTGCATTAACATTATCGCCATCTTTTAAGGCTTTAATTATATTTTCTACTGACATTATATTTCCTCGCTTTATTAATTTTATTTTTCAATCCTGTTTATATATTTATAAAAAATAAGTACTCAGTAATTAAAATTCTTCTTCACTACCATGAGCTCCGGCTTTTGTTTCAGCCTCTATTTGTGCTTCCATGTCTTTCATATCCTCTTCGGACATTCTTAAAACATTTTTTGCAACCCACTCATGTGATAGGTATTTACCTACATGGTCTTGTACACTTGATAAGAGGTCAAATCTTTCTCTTACCATTTCGTTTTGTTTTAATTCTGAGAAATAGTTATCCTCTATAAAATCAAAACCAATCTTTTCTTTCCAACCAGTCCAATCATCGTTTGTGATAATACCCTTTAATAACAATTGTGTTTTAAGCAATTGCATAAATAAATCACCAAACCTTTTTCTTAGTCTATCAATGAATTTTTTAAATTTAACTTCATCTCTAGAGATTTCGGTACTTCTACCTAAGGTAAATTGTGCCTCTTGTTCTAATCTATTAACCGGTACATTTAATGATTTATATAATTTCTTTTGGAAATACATAATATCATCTATCTGTCCTAAATTTTC